GAACAATTTGGTATTCCCAAGGGGATTTGAACCCCTGTTACTGCCGTGAAAGGGCAATGTCCTAACCACTAGACGATGGGAACAATATGGCACTCCGTATAGGACTCGAACCTATATTAATCTGTTTAGAAGACAGATGCCTATCCTTTAGACTAACGGAGTAATACTATCTAATTCTTCTTGAAATACTTTATTATCTTTTAATTGACGTATATCAGACATTACTTGAAACGTTAATAAAAATTCTGGACTAACACCTAAAGCTTTACCTAACTTCATTGCCATACCTGTTGTTAAAGATGCTTTACCGTTTAAAAGTGCACTTATTGTATTTCGATGAACATTTAAAGCTTTAGCTAAATCCCCTATAGTTAAATTTAAAGGAGTAAGATAATCTTCAAGGATAAGTTTCCCTAAATTAGTGTTGTAGTTTTGTAGTCTAGAATGTGTCATATGATTTCCTTAATAAGAAAGAGTAACACGGTAATTGGAAGATAACTTCCCTCTCATTTCACTCAGATTAAATTAATGTGTTACTCTTTAGGGTAGGCACTAGATACTGCGAGGTATTTAAATAGAGTCATGAGGATATATACCCAATGCCTACCATAAAGAGTGCTAGTTTTAACCAGACTAGCAACTGGACTTTCAACAACAACTTAACTTTCGTTAATTTTTCATTATGGAATGAAACATTTTGTCTTTCGACATGTGCATTATAAAACACTTTATAAAAGGGTCAATAACCCCTTTAAAAATATTCTATCTATCTCTAAGTTCGTTATTATGAGTTCTAATCCAATGCCAAATAATTGCTTTGTCATATTCGTATAAATCTATAGTTATATTTTCACTTGGATTAGAAAGTGCACAACTAAAGTGATAGTAATTCCACTTACCTAAAGTAAATGAAGCTTGTGTCGGTAAAGGACGATTTGAATCAAAAATAGCTTTCTTAAATTCAATAAGATTTTCTGGTTCAATATATTTATATCGTCTTAATGTTGCCATGTAATTAACAGATTTAGGTAATCCATTTGTTAATAGCATAAATAAAGCTACTGCAACAACAGACGCAAGAATTGATAAAATAATTTCCATAAAGTTCTCCAATGTATAAGCTATAAAGCCCCCGTTAGGGGGCTATTGCTATTACTTTTCGGATAAATAAGCGAGTAGCAATACTGCAATAATACTACCTATTGTTACTCCAAATACACCTACTAGGGGTGCACATACAAAAAGTACAAACCCCATAACAGCAATTAGGGTTAATATCTTTTTACACATTATTTAGCCGGAAATAGTTTACGAGTAGGTGCAACTGTATGATTTACATTTGCAACGTTAGAAGGTTTTACACCTAACTGAGCACCAAAAAAGTTTTTAGGTTGCTCTTTAGGTTCTTCCTGTTTAGCAGATTCATTTTCAGCTTGAATAGCTTCTGCATGTTCTACTTCTGGTTCAGGAATAGGTTCTTCTGTAGGCTCTTCAGTATCTTCTACTGGTTCAGATAACTGATTTGCAGCAATAGACTGAATAGCTTTGTCTGTATTTTCCAGCATTTCTACATATAGCGGATGTGAAGATGCACGTTGTTGTAAAGATTCAGACATAGAATCTACTAAATCTAATAACGCATCATAATTTTTGTACTGAGCGTTATCAGTAAGTAATTCTAAGAATTTTTTCCAATCTTCTAAATCTTGACCGGAAAGTTCTTCATGTTTTACTCTTGGTTCTTCTTGTACTTCTTCACGCCATGCAGTATTTGTAGGTTTAACGTTAGAGCTTTCTGTTTTTACTTCTCGTAAGTCAGATACACCTACTACGTCAAAATCTACGATAGCAGATAAACCATCTTTACTACGCATACCTTGTAGGTCAAAGCCTTTTACTTTTACAGGATGACCTGTTACAAAGCTACTGATAAATGTTTCAATAGCTTGTTCAATTTCATGTTCTTTAAGTTCTAGTTTCATAATATTTTCCTACTTCCATAATAGCTACTTTAGCTTTAGCTATATTAGATTGTAATTGACTAAAGTCTGATACTTGTTCTTTAAGACCAATTCTATCTTCTATAGGAATTGCTCTAAAGTAATCCGCATTACACGCTATAATAGCTAATAACGCATTTGAAATTACTGACTCAAACTGGCTAGTGAAGCGATAAATTTCATTAAAAAATGGAATAATTACTGGATACGTTTCATTTGCTTTAAGCTTTTGATAAGCCCATTCGTAAAATAGGTCAATGCAATGTAAAGCTTTTTCCAAATCGTCTGGATTTTTATTTGGATACCGGCTTACATATTTCATTGCATAAGTTAAAGCAGCATTAAAATTATTATCCATAAAAAATTCGATAGGTTGATACTCAAATTTTTTATAATGAGAACCGCCTATTTGCGTCTCTAAAGCTGTTTTTTCCATAATTAGTAGTCTTAGTTGAGTGAAAAGTAAAACCCCCTAGAATCTTTTCTAAGGGGCTTATTTAAGCTAGAGTAATTTCTACTCTAGGATTATCCTTATCTATACCGCCATATTTGTAATTTACTTCTTGTATATAATCATAGTTATCATCAGGTAATTTACCTAATTCTACTAATGCATCGCAGAAGTATTTATCTACGATACTACATACATTGGAAATATCAGTTTTTCTTTTTGAACCAAAGAATACAGTATAAGTAATCTTTACTGTTTTAAATTCAGGAAGCTGTTCAATTTGTTTCTTCATAATAGCTTTATATGAAGTTTTACTATTGTTCAGCTTAAAGAAATGAGCATTACGATACTGGTTCAAATTCAGTATCATTTCTTTGGTTCTAAGAGGCGATATTAAAGTGTACATCAACCAATACCTAATTTACGAGTAGTACCAGCTTTTGCAGAAGCACCTTTTACTTCTTTGAATTTATCATCAGTTTTGTCTTTCCAGCGAGCTAACCATTTTTCAGCAAATTCAAATGGAATTTCATTTGCTGCTTCATCAAAGGTATAAGCTTCACCTGTATCTGAGATACCAAAGATTTTATCAATATCATTAACAAAACGTTCTTCATTTACTGGTTCGTATTCACCGGTAGATGGAGATTTTTCACGTTTGTTTTCACGAATATGTTTGATAGCAAGGGCTACTGTTTGACCGAATAATGCAGTTGCTGCACTTACTTCAGTTGGAACTTCTTTTTTAGCATCGTAGTTGTAAAGCTGTAATACACGAGTTTCCATAGGAATTTCTAATACACTTTTACCTGCTACTAATGCACATAAGTGGTTAGCTTGGTTGAAGCCAGCTAAGTTATGAGGATTACCATCTTTATCTAAATAAAAGGTATTACCCTTACGGTCAGATAACCAGAATGTAGTTGTGTATGGGTATGGGTCTTTACTATCTTGAATGATATTAAATTTAACGACTAAACCCATTGCACCATTCTTAGAAGTAGTACCGTAAGCATAAGCGATTTCAGCTTGATAAATACCAGATGGAAGTGGTTGATAACCTCCGCCAATACGGTCAGACTTTTCTTCCATTGCTGCTTGGTTTGTTTTTAAGTTATTAAACATGTTTTTTCCTTAATAATTAACGTAGTTTTAGTTTTGTGCATCAATAAGTTTATCAAAATGGTTCATCACCAGTTGGATATCGTTATCAATGTAGGTTTGGTTCAAATCCCATGTACCGAAATCTGAACGAATTCTGCCTAATGCGAAGTCATCAGTTTGTTGAGTAACAAAAGCATATTTTGCTTTACGTTCTTGTGGACTGATGGTGAACTGTTCTGGATTAACAAATTCACCTTCGTCTAAAAGTTTTTGTGCTAGAGCAGTAGGAATCTTAGTCGTATAGATAACATGGTTAAACCATGCTTCATACCCATGCTTAGCTTCTGAGCCTTGCAATGGGACACGATATTGTTTCATACCTGTATTAGGACCTGTCATAACAGTTTCTTCTTCGTTATGAGCAAGGATAATCCATTTTTTAGTGGAATTACCTACTGTTTGTTGCATGAATCGCTGGATAAACTTAGCATAGTCACCCCAGCCGACCTGCGTGTTTGACATATTGTCAATAACTTCTGAGACGAACATTTTCATCAAGAAGTTAAAGCCATCAAGTACACAATATTCGATGTTTGGCATTTCTTCTACTGCAGCAAAGAATTCTACTACTTGGTCTGGATGAGTAATAGCATCTGTTGTAGTAGTAAAACGTTTAGCCCAAATAGGGGTTTTACCAGCTTCACAACAAATGTAAGCTACAGATTTAGGATTAGGGTGATTTAAGGCTAGATTCCGCAAACTGGTAGTTTTACCAGTTGCGGTTAAGCCTGCGATTAAGATGTGATATGCAGACATTAAATTTCCTTGTATCTATTTTTGATTGAAGTAAACACCGTTGATTGAATCTCAGATTCATCCAATGGGTTGTCTATTTTATCATTTAATTGATATAACTTCTTCAGAATTTCATCTGGTGTAAAACCATTGTCTAATAGCATAAAGCCATATTTAGCAAAGGTATTATTACGAGAACCATCTTGCATTCTAGAAGCAAACCAACGTTCAATAGCAGTAAGATTTTGTAAAGACACTTGAGATTTATTGTACTCAGCTTCTCTACTGGTTCTAGGAATAAACGGTAATACATCAAACAACTGACCACTATTTTTATAAATAGTAGTGTTATGTGTACAAGCCCATTTACGGCTACGTTGGAAGGTTTGTTCATCTAGTTCAAATGGACACCATTGAGCCAGATTCTTCATGAATTGTTTGAATTCATCCGCATCAAGCTTTAATACATAGTTTGTTGGCATAATGATACGGAATCTATCTACTGGAACGTTATTTTCATTTAACATGCCATGTCGTTTAGTAGTATGAATAATGTATTCATAATCGCTTAGTAGATTCTGTACTGCTTGGAGGCTGATACCTCCATCTACATCAAGAACTACGCAGTTAAAACCTTCTTCCATATCTTTTTCAGAACGATGACCGTTCTTAGTGTGATGGTTCGTCCAGTTAAAACCGCCTTCAGGTAATAGTGTATCAAAATCTTTTTCCCAATCAATTTCGACATTTTCATACCCTTCTGCATAATCATCTGAATAAGCACAAATGATTCGAGATAGGTCTGTTTCTTTTAAGCTTTCACCTGTAAATAGTTCTACGCCATCTCTGAACGTTTTCTTGATAAGGATATTGTTCTTGTATCCATAAGCAATAGCCATGTTCATCAGTTCGTTCTTGGCTGAAACAGAGCCTTTATAGAATGGTAAGTTAGTAGTTAAATCTACTTGAGTTACTTCTTTACCATCTAATGAACCAATAAACTTAGCAAGACGTTCATAAGGTTTCTCACGCTCTAACATTTGACGAAGTGATTCACCACTGTCTTCTGCAAAGCGAATAGCTTGATGTAAATCATCAATAGACATATCTAAACTTCCACGAAGGAAAGTATAGGCTGCTGCAAGTTTAAGAGCTTTAAAGTATCTATGTGCCAATTCAGCTCTATAAACATCTTTATGTTCAGGAATATCCTGAGCACGATTCTCACAATCAATACGGTAACGTAATAATTCGATTGCAACATTTTCTGGTACGGTTACTACTGAACCAATTAAACCAGCTTGACATAAGCGTACCATTTGTCCAGAAATACGTTTGATTTCTGCATCTTGGTTCACTGCTGTTAAGCGTTGGTATAATTCTTCCGGTGTAAATTCAGTAATCGTACTAGATTTAGTAGATGATGCGAAGAAGCTACGTCTAGCGTAACCTGCTTCTAATAGTTCAAAGAATTTTTCTTCAACTGCACCGCCATCTAAAAGTTTGGATGGAGTACCAAACATTAATAAGTTTGTTGGAGTCTTTCCTACAAGCTCTTGGTAGCGTGTAGAAGTTTCCGTATTTTTAGTAAGCTTGTCTTTAATAAGACCTTTATCATATAGCTCTAAGAATGCAATTAATGGTTCATAGTTTTTATCTAAGTTAAAGCCAATTTCATCAATGAGTAGATTTACACAACCAGCTTTAGCCAGAATAAGTTTATTTCTAAACTGTTTAATAGCCGGTGTAGTAGCTTCACTAAATGAAAATTTAAATGCACCATAGGATTTAAACTCTTTATTGAGTTTCTCTTCAGCTTCTGTCTGAGAGATTCCTAAATACTGTGCACGTTTAATAGCTTCAAGGTCTAATCTACTTTGAGCAAATTTAGGGAATACTTCATACATAAAATGCTCACGGAATTCACCTAGGATTTGTTCTTCTAATAAGTTAGTAGAAAAACCTTTACCTGAACCAGAGTTAGCAACGGAAATAGCAAACATATTAATAGGTACTTCACCAGTAATTGGAGTATCTACTTTAATATCAAGCATTGACGGAACTAAAGAGAGAAAGTAATTAGCCTGCAATCGGAAGAATGTAGGATTACTATTCTGAGTCTTGGTTCTAAGGATTTCTACAATGCTTTCTACTAAAGGATTATATGTAAAACTTGAATAATCCATAATTTCCTCTGTTGAAAGGTAGATGGGGATTTAAGCAATCCCCAAGCTTTTGGTATGAGAAGTAGCCATCATTTGAGCAACTTCATTTGGGTTACAGTACGGACACATAAATGGGTCAGGTTTAAACTCAATCACATCACCTTGATATCCGTTTTTAGCTCTAAATGCTAGGGCTTCATTCATTGTATCAAAGTTTTTAGTAGCACGCTTGCCTTCAGCATACCCCGTTTTAAAGTACTTGAAAGTACTTGGTTTAGAGAATAATTCTTTCTCTGAACAACAAGGAATCTGTTCTAAAGGCATATGCCAATATTTGTTCAGTTGTTTAAGTTTATTTCTGAGCCAAGCTTCAGTATCGGCTAAAGACCATAACTTATATTGCTTATAAAAGCATTTTGCTGGTGGATAATTTGGATTAGTCATAGAATCCAACTTACGCCAATCAGTAAAGATAAAATTAATAGTAATAGTATCTTTTGTAATAAGGTCTGGATTGAGCCAACGATAAATACTACCTTGCATGATGTACTTTTCATCATTGCAGCCACTTGTCCATGAGTAGGTACTGGTGGTCTTAAGGTCATGTAATTCTCCATCTACAATAATGTCGAATTGACCTGATACAGTAAAGCCTTCTAGTTCTCTGTAACCACGTTGTTCGAGATATACAGGGATTTGGTCTGGTTCTACTGTTTCTGGATTAATAACAATTTTATCTATTGTATTTTGATGGATACCGAGTTCCTTCATCGCTTCAGCATAATTGTTTGTCCATGCATATTCTAAAGAACTATGCATAGCTGTACCCATTCGAGAAGCAATTCTTTCTTGGATATCAGGAATAACAATTTCTGTTGTTGGTTCAGGTCTAAGATGTTCTGGAAATTCATCCGGATACATAGCTCTTCTTGAACCAATGATATAGCGAAGGGACTTCAGTAAGGTAGTAGTACTGATTTCATTTGCGTATTTAGCATACTGATATTCATCAGTTGCTAACCATACTGCTAAAGGTAATGGCAGATTAGTCTGATTTTGTAACATCTGACTCACCTTTGTTTAGATTAAGGTAATTGATAATCTCTCTACGTTCCCATTCTAAGCCTGAGATACGTTTTTCAAGATTAGCAATTTCATTTTCAATCTGCTCTTTACGTTTGAGCAGTTGTTTGTCTGTTGGTTTACCCATATCAAGCCTTAGTTAGATTTTTGCATTAAAGTTAAAACACTGATATTGTATTCTAAACTTTCTTTATAGTGTTCCATAGCTTTGATTAGCTGGTTAATTTTATCTTCATCTGATATATCACTTTGAATATGTGATGTTTCAGCCATAATAAAACCACTATAGTTTTTTTGAACTAATTGTTTAATATCATCGGTTAATTCGATAGCAAATCTAATTTTTGAATCCATTATTCCTCCAAGTGTTCCTGTACTGTTTCAATTAAGCAATTTTCATCGCATTTTTCTGGTAAAGTGATAGGGGTAGCCCATGATGGATAGAATAAATCTAATTGACCTCCAAGTCCTACCTCTGGATGGTAAATATCTGGATGGTCATTCCAATAAGCTTGTTCTACTGCTAAACGATTTATAGTTTCAATGACTTTAACATCATTTCGTACTAAATAGTATGTAGCGTCATGAATCATTGCAACAGGAAGAATGTCTTTGGTTAATTCCATAGCATCTACTTGTTCCATTACTTTATTCATGGCTCTGCTGTTTAGCATACCCCATCCTTGTCCTAAAGCATTTCCTGCAGTTCTTCCTTCTGCAGCAGCTAAAGATGAATCTGGTTTAGCTTTAAGTATTGGAGTACGTACTCTTAAACCAAAGGCTACAGTAACATAACCATCAATCTTAGCTTGTTCTAGATGTTTTTGTACCCATTCATCAGATACTTTATATAACTGATGGTATGAAGCTTCAATTTGTTTAGCTAAAGCTTCACTAAATCCTAAGTTTTTCATTAGGGTTAAGTACGTACCCTGATAAGTAAGTGCAAAGGTTGGAGCTTTGCTCATCTGTCTTAATTTAGGATAGCGGTCTGCAATACTATTGATGATTCTTACTTGCTCTTCTGGAGAAGTAGCTCTAGAAAATTCATCTTCAATATCTCGCATTTGGTCCTGAAAATATGCATAAGCACGTAAACAGTGACCATCAAAGCCTTTGATGTATACATCTAGTTTGTTAGGGTCTTTTGTAGTAAGAGCTGATATACGGTCTTCCAAGCTCGCATAGTCTAAACCAACGAATATCCACTCAGCAGTAGACTTAAAACATCGCTTAATGGGTTTAGCAAAACGAGATGATGTAGCAGGCAGTTGTTGTAAATTAATATTACTAGAACTTAATCTGCCAGATACAGTACCGCCAAGGTTGAAATAGCCTAATAGTCTAGCTTGTCCATGTTTATCAACATGAGCTTGTTCAAATGGTGGAATAAATGTGGTTAGCATCTTTTCTACATCTGAAAGCTCCATAAGAGATGTAAGAATATCTTTATATTCTTGGTTCTCTGTATGGTTCATAAGCTTTTCCATTGTACCTTTAGAAGTACTGGGTTGCTTAGATTCCGTAAAATCTACGATAGGTAATTGCATAATATCGTAGAGAAGTACCATAAGATGCTTTCCACTACTGAAGTTGAAAGGTTGTAAGTTTTCTTCAATAGTGGTCTGTTTCTTCTTGAGTTTAGCGTTACGCTGTAACGTTAAATGTTCTGCAATTTGGTATTCTGCATTTCGAATAGCCTGTCTAGAAGTAAGATACTCTAGAAGTCTTTTCTGTTCATCAAGAAGGTCAGCTTTAAGTTTTGTAACTTCTTGTAGGTCTATTGGAAGACCATTAAGCTGACAACGCATATTGTCTTTAAGGTACGGTAAAAAATGCTCTTTATAGAGCTGCTCTTGTTCATCTTCTACCATCTTAGGATAGTAGGTTTCATAAACATACCAAGTAGATAAACAGTCAATAAGGTTATATGTCATTAACTTTTGTAAATCTACTTTAGTTACATCTGAGACATCTACTGCCCAATTACCGGCAAACGGTTGTGCTAACTCTTTTAAACCAAGAGTATTCCCAGCACAAGAGTTGGTAGCCAAATAAGTAATAAGCAGAGTGTCATCAAGATTTCTACAAAGTCTATTAAGACCTCTAACTTGGTTTTCAACATCAGTAATGTCCTCTTTTTGAAATAAAGTGTAATTTATAACAGGAATATCGTAGTTTGCTTTATGTACGATAAGCTTACCATTATACGTTTCAAAGAATTCCATTAAAAGGTTACGAACTGTTTCTCTTTGTTCAGGAATAGCATCTACTGGAAAACATATTCCATGATGCTTATCCCAAGCGAAACCAATAGTATAAATACCAGCTTCAGTTACTTTAAGGGATTTAGCTTCGATATCACACGTTAAGGCTGGATATTCTTTAAGTTTATCTAACCATGCTGTTATACCTTCTACTGTTGTAGGGTATGCTGCAAAATGTATGATATCTGAACCAATCTCAGAATAATTACCATTGATATCTGCAGAAAGAGCAGATAAACATTGGTCTATTTGCTGGTTAGCTTTATCAGGATTGAAAAATACAGCTTGTGAGGAAGGTAAGTACAGAACTTTGTTTCCATAATCTGTATCAAAGATAAGCCCAATGTTACTCTCAGCTTTAGTCTGCTTTGAGATTACCTTAAAGTATTCTGGTTCAGACACCAGTATATAGTCAAAATCACTAAGAAGTGGTCCGACCTCTTTAAGCCAATCTTTTTGAGTAGCTCTAGGTACTTTCTTCATACTGTTGGGATGATATACCGGCATAAGTTCTATATCTACATTTGTACCAAGATATTGTTTTATTGCCTTCTGGTATGTAGATTTAAACTCACGGTCAGTAAGTCTCCCTTTATACATTAATAAAACTTTTTTCATACATACTCCGTAAAAGGGGGTACATTGTACCCCTATTTTAGAAGTTTGTTAAAAGCTCTAATGCATAATATTTTTCCATAAGCTCAAAGACTTCAGGGTCTTTAAGCTCATTTAATAATTTATCTTCATCTTCTTTGTTAGCAAAGAGATTGTGATATTTGAATTCACCAGCTTGAAGCTGTTTGATTTCGTCATCATCTAAGCCAGATTTAGAAAGCAGATTAGAATCTTGCTTTACAAAATCAGGAAGAATGTCCAACAAGATTTGTGTAGCTTGTTGGTTTGTTGCACCGGCTAATACGAGAATTGCTCGCATAGTAGTAGCTTTAAAATATTTTAAGATTTTTGCACTTTCAGTAGTGTAAGTGTGGTGAAGTTCGAATAACTCTTTTGCAGTCTGCAAATCTTCATCACTAAGCAAATCTACTTCTGCATAGTCTTGTTTATAGTTACCGTTTGCGTAACGTGGTGATTCAGAATGTGGCAAAAAGAACTCAGGATGGTTTAATGGTTTACCATTTGTACCAAGCTTGTCTAAGAATGCATCTACGTTCTTTTGTAGTTTATCTACAGTAGATTGGTTTAAGTGTTTTGCCAAATTCATGATGATGTTAAAGATATTGGTCATGACTCTAATTCCTCGCTAGTAATATGAATTAATTTACCAAAGTTTACATGGGCATCTGGATGGTCAATACAAATCCAGATAGTTTCAAATGGGGTTTTCTTTTTGCGTTTATCGCAATATAAATCAGAGAATACGATTAAGAATTCTGGTTGATTTTCTGGTTTCATATAATGGTCAAATACAGGGTCTAAATCTGTACCGCCATCAATATTCATCTTAACTTCATCGAAGTCATCATTAGACTCAATCTTAAAGATATCTACAATTTCATGGTTAAATGAAACCACATCCATTGTTTCTGGGTCTAATTGGTTTTTAATGACCTTCATTTCGTTTAAGAATGCTTTAATCTGAGCTTTTGTAACAGAACCAGATACGTCAAATGCTACTGCTACTTTTGAGATTTTATTCTCAGACTTGTAATCAGGTAAGAATAAATCATATTGTAGATAACGTCTGTTAAAGTTAGACCAGTCTTGCTCACCTTGAACAAAGTCATCAAGGAATTCTTGTAGGATTTCAATCCAACTGAGTTTACCTTCTTTGATGTCTTTAAATAATTGTTCAAATACAGAACCAGAATTACCATGTGTCATACCATGACCGTTTGTCAATTCTTCAGAAGCATTAGCTTTCATAATGTTCTGTTGCATACGGTTAATCTGGTTATTGTTATCAGAATCTCCACCACTACTATTAGGTGGTAAGTCATTACCTAAAGGGTCATTGTTGTCTTGGTTCTGGTCTTGGTTTTGATTATTGTTATTTTTCTGTTCATGTTCCATGAGATTGTAAACATGCTCAGTACTCATATTACGATATTTAGAATCGCATTCTACTCCCATAGGAAGTTCAAATCCGCCTTGCTCTAACAAGTTATTTACTACTTGGTCTGCAGCTTTTTGATAGAGTTGGGGATTACGATGCCCTCTGCGTACATCATGCATAAGGGCATAGTGATAAACTTCATGAGCAAGTACTGATGCTTGTTGTTCGTGTGTCATACCACAGAAGAAATTAGGATTGATTTTAATACTGTGGTTCATGGAATCGAGCATAACAGACTTCACTTCACGTGAAGGTTCAAAAGCTAGGTCATATAATAATGAACCAATGAAAGCATTATGTGGTTTATTAATAAGACGTAACTTCGCTTCTTTGAAGTCATCTAAGCAGTTCTGCTCAGTAAATTCATATTCTTTTTCTTGGTTCATATTAATGCCTATGGTTGGTTATTTAATTTATGACGAATAGCACCTAATGAGTTAAGTACTTTTTTGTTTGTCGCTAATTGTGGATAACGACCTAGAATCATACGATATGCTAAGACCATTAAGTCTTTTTCATCAATACGTTCTAAGTAGTCTACAACAGCGTCTACATTGAGTTTATTCACTTTATCTGCTAAGAATGCACCTAAAGCATATTTAGCACCATTTTCACTTGGTAAAGGTGCATTTAATGGGTCTTTTTCGATTTGAGATAAACTTGGTAAGCTATTCATGATTTGTAAGAAACCATTGAATTCTGCAGCAGCAGATTCGCCAATAGTACCTGCAATAGCTGGAATATAAATATCTTGACCTAAGTCTAATAAGCCAGCTTGTAATTCTTTAGATAAAAACTCCCATGTACGTCCACAAGCATAAGTTTCAACTTCTTTTTTAGGGTCAAAGTTGTTGATAAGTTCTGGACGGAAGTTTAAGAATGCTGCTACACGTGGGTCCCATTCACCACGTACTACACCATCTTCTACGAATTGTAAGAATTCTTTTTTATTGATTTCTACATTAATCCACGTCATACGTGATTTTAATGCTGAAGACATTTTAGTAGCTACCGCATTGTCAGATAGTTTGTTACCGGCTAATACGATACGAGTTTCTGGATGAAGTTTATAAGTATGTACCATACGGTCTAATACGATACGGTATAAAGCACCTTGTACGTATTTATCTGCTTGGTTTGCTTCATCAAAGAAGATACAGAAGCCTTTGTAACCTTGTGGAATTTCACAACCTTCTAACGGGAATGTATCAAATGGAATATAGGTACTGAATGCACCCATTTCACCATTACCATTAGGCATTTCCATAACTTTAGGCAAACCTAGACATTGTGTTCAACAAGGGTCGTTAATCCTTGTCCGTATCTTACTGGAAATTTATAAGATACTGCTGTATATCTCTATACAGAGCAGACTATATCAAAACCCTGCAAACTATACAGCTTACAGGGTTCTCACCATTTCGGAACACTTGTTCCTACTCCATTCTTTCAGGATAGTCGTTAGGCATTTATGTAAAATTAAAAGGTCTATCAGTAATATTATGAATTCTAAGAAGTTCATCTGCCCATTGAGCAGCCTCTTCTTCAGTTTTAAATAATCGTTGGCTTAAACGTTTACCGTTTAATTTGGTAGTCGTTACCCAACGTTTTTTATCTTCTCTCCAACATACATTATGAAATCTGCTTTGTGCATTAGATTTTTTAACACCTTTTACAGCAGAATGGTTCATAGCACCATGTTTCATCGCATGTTGAATATTTTCACTGACAGTTACCCATTCCAGATTTTCAACTCTATTATCATCTCTAATAGAGTTTTTATGGTTTACTTGTGGTTTACCCTCTGGATTTGGGATAAAAGCTTTAGCTACCATTCTGTGTACAGAATGATTAGTAGCTTTATTGTTTACAGAAACAATAATTGATTTATACCCTTTTGAAGAACCTGAATTGACTTGTTTTTTCAAGACTTTTGTCTTTTTATTACGAATATTCCCAAGATTTGATACTTCAAATCTATCAGGGAATTCTACTGTGTCTTTCCAGATTTCTTCAGTAATTTTACAATTTAGCACGGGATTGTCCTCTTTCTCATTAACGGAAACCCTATATTACTATAGGTGTTCCATTTATGCAAGTTAGGAGTTTCCCCGTTTAGGTGAGTTTCGACAACAGATTACTCTGTTGAAGCCCTCTAATTAAGGTCCATTGGTAACATTTGAGATAGACGAACGTCAATCATATATAAGCCTTCTTCTTCGCAGATTGTACGAACAGTATGAGACTTAGCAGTAGAAGGTGAACCCATGATAAAACATGGTACGTTTGCTTTTAAAGATACACGTAAACGTTCTTTTACTTGGTTTGGAGATAGGGTTAATGTTGTCATAATGAATTTTTCCTTGTTTGTTGAAAATTTTATTAAAAATAAAAAGCCCATTCGGGCTTTTTTCTATTTGCTTAAGTAAGTTAATTAACGGACATCAATATTAGGAATGATTGTTGATGGCTTAAATGTAACTCTATAAAAGTTTTTACTTACTTTATTTGGTTCAATTTGTTCTACGAATGCTGTTACGTTATCTGATAAAACTAATGTGTGACGTTTGTAATTTCCATTACCTACATCACAAATAACGTTAAATGCAGTATTGTTTTGATTTAAATCAATAGAGCAACGCCCTTCAATCCTAACATATATGTATCTGTAATACCGTTATAGAACACAATACGTCTATTAACTTCAAAGTTATCTGCCGCTTTAATTAAGTTACGTGTAGCAACTTCGGAATCATCACAAGCAGTCAAGCTTAATGCTATTAATCCAGCAGCTAGAAATGAATATAGTTTTTTCATAGAATTTCCTTTGTTAAATATTTTAAGTTTTAAGGGCTCGTTAGAGCCCTATGCTGTAAATGGGTATTTGATTGCAGGATGATGTTTATAATCCTGTAACTCGAAGAATTCTTCGAAGTTATCTTTGTTAAGACCTTCCATAAGTGTATCCCAATCAAAATCTTCTTTAATGATAAGTTTTGGTGGAGTGTACATAGGTCTTTCTAATTGAATTGGTACTAATGGAATTTGATTTCCATAGATATGTGCATTAGTGATATTCCATGTTACAGTACCTACTTTTAAACCAGTAAGTTTTGCTGTAATGTTTAATAAGAACCAACATTGTACTAAGTTAAATGCACCGCCAATTGGTAAATCACAACTTCTTTGTTGGCTGGTTAAATGAAGAATACCGTCTAACACACTAAACTGATGTGAGTACATGCAAGGTCGTAAACAACCTATATGAAAAATATGTGGATTCCAGAAATTCCAAATAATTCCACGGTCATTTGGTGTAGTTTTAATTTGTTCAATGATTTTTCGATATGGTACATTTACTGCTTGAGCACTTGCACCATAAATAGTACCGGTATCATATTTACTTTGTTTATAAGGACTATCCCATGCTGCTACATTGGCATCCCAAGTATGTACACCTAGCTTATGGAAATCACGTAAGTCAGCATAGGCACGAATATAAGCTACCATTTCACCGATAGCTTGTTTCCAATACATTTTACGAGTAGTAAGTAAAGGGAACTCATTACCATCGAATTGAATTTTTTGGTTCAGAATAGTACGACAAATTGAACCAGTACGTTCATTTACTACGTCTATGCCATTTTCATAACAATCTTCTAACATTGCTATATATTGTTGTTCTGCTGATTTCATGATACTAAACCCGACATAAGTGAAACTTTAGTATTAAATACTTCAATTACATCTTGAAGGATAAGTGATTTAAATTCGTAAACCAGTTTATCTTCTTCTTGATTATCATCAAGAGTATTTACAGTAACTTCATAATGAGTCCCATCTCTATCAGAAACTTTCGTTAAATCTACTGACATTACTTCCATATACACATAACGTCTAAGAGTAAGTTCTTCCATAACTACCCCTTAATAGATAACGATTGATTTAGCTTGAGCTACTGGAACATTTGGTTCACTGAATAAATCAATTAATACATCGTCTGAAGCTTTACCATCAAAACCTTCAACTTCGAATAATTCCATATTATTATAAAGTACTGCTGCTTCTGGATTGCATTTTTGTAATTCAGTAATAAGTTCTTTAACGTTCATATTTATTCTCCATAATGAATTGTTGCTTGCATGAGTTTTTCAGTTTCTTCCCATGTACGTTCTTCAGTCCAATACTCTGCTGTATCATCAGCATGACGAGTATCAAAACCAAGAATCCAATAATCTAAGAAATGTTTAGAGAGTTTAGGACAGAAGTCTTTATCATCATTAGCGAAGGTTAAACCTCCGTGAATATAAAAATCTTTTTTATCCAGTAAAGCATCAATTTCATCGTAATCTTTACCATAAAAAGGATGTTCTGGAAGTACTACTACATATCCGTTAAAATATCCACCATCGAAATGAGTAGGCGTACCATATTTACGAAGATTATCTTCAATACTTTTAAAGTATTCAGTATTATCCATTAAGAATTTCCCAATAACTCCGTTTACCGGTTCAGGTAGTAATTTTAAAATTGGTTTTTGCATTTTTAGTTTTCCCTGTAATAATAACTTTTATAAGGTTTTCTCTTAGCTTATTGTAAGCTTTTAAATCTACTACAGCATATTGGCTAAAGTAATTTGTTCCGCGTTCTGAAATAACATACTTCACTCGATAATCTGGTGAAAGGGTGGTTCTTTCTGTAGGTAATGGTCTAGAATGACCGAATGGGTCATAGAGATTTCCATCAATTTCGTAGCCTAGTTCATGACCTGCAAGATATTTAATAAATTTTGCTGGTTCATTTTCTTTAATGACAGCAAATTTACCATCATATTCAGGTGTAAGAATAATAGGATTTAAGATATTAAATTTATCATCTACTACAATCTTACCTTCATCCATAGCTTTTTGAGCAGCTTCTTCATCAAATACAAATCGTCTTTTACCAAGTGAATCTATTGTTATGTATTTCATTTTTTACCTAAAAGTTTAGCTAATGTATTTAGAGTAAGGACTAATTCATTTCCATCTAAAGAATCTAATTTATCCATTAAATGCATAAAAACTTCTTTAGGTATATGGTCAAATAGCACACTAACTACTCTAATATCTTCAGTTACTGGATTAGTAGGCAAGCCCCTTGTATGTCCAAAACAGTCAAAGAAATGTCCATTGACAGCATAACCTTTTTCTAAATTAGGGTGATAAGAGATAACATATGGAGTATTTCCATAAGAGAGTAGTGCAAATTTATTATCACACTCTGGTGTAAGTAATATTGGATTAACTACATCAAAGTCTTCATCTAATACAATATTGCCTTCTGCTATAGCATCTTTAACTGCACACTGTGCATTAATAATTTCTTTGCTACCATCTTTATGAATAACTGTATATTTTTTCATAGTGCATCCAAAAAATCATTAAAGCTTATAATAGGTGAAGATATGAAATTGTTTCTTGCAGTGTTAAATGCAGAATTCAAAGATTGGTTATATTTAAGCTCTGCAGAACCTAATACATGATATGTTAAAGGAATAGAGTCTTCTATTGTAGGCATTACTCTACCATGACCAAAGCAGTCATAAATATAATCGCCTATTTTATAATGACTATCTAAGGTATATTTGTGAACAGTATATACTTTACCGTTTAGCAGTTGAACCTGTTTACCTACCATATCATCTGTAAGAATGACTGGATTTACAAGTACACAATCATTATCAAGTACGATATATCCTTGGTTCATGAAGAAATACATATCGTTTAAATAAACATGCTCATGACTTTTAGGATAATGAAGTATATGTTTATCGCCTTCACGGTCAATAAGGATAAGTTTTAGACTACCATCTTGAGATGGAAATACATCTTCTAACCTAAATTTATCTACTTTCATATAAATTCCTTAACTAAAGAATTTAAAGGTTTGATATTCTTCTAGCTTATATTGGGATAGTTTAAATTTACTCATTAAATGCCTTTTTAAATGCATCTACCCAAGCTTGAGCATCTTGTTCAGTTCTAAAACATAGACCCGCTTCAATTAAATCTTTATCTACCTCACTGTTTGCATTATAAGTTTGTCGTACTTCTAATGGTCTGTAAGGAGCTGTAGAAGTAAGTGTAAAAAAGGTTTCTTGTTTTTTTGGTTTAAATGGTTTTGGTAATCCTAATGTTACCTTTAAAGTTGGTTCAACCCATAAACCAACAATATCTGAATCGTTAGGTTCTGGATGTATAGTGGCTCTCCATGTATCCCCAGTAATAAGAATTGTATCTATATCTTCACTAGGGTTATGGTAATTTAATTTTGGCGGAATAATAATAAATACTAATGGGTATACTGGGTTTGTGGAATTACATAAATAACGAACTTTACAACCATTACGTGTCATTGCATAAGCACCATCTAAAATAGCTTGTTTTATTTCTTGTGTGAGTTTCATACAGTTTCCTTAAAAATAAAAAGGCTCTCGTTAGAGAGCCTATATGGTATTAAAGATTAGTATTGGTACATGTAACCAGCACCAACTGTCACATCTTTCTGAGTATCAATACCAGCAGAAAGTTTAATGATATGGTGACCATTATCAGAAGCTCGAGAATAACCGACTGCAAGAGCAGATTGACCGTGTTTGTGTCCTACACCTACACCTACACCAGATTTACCTGAAATGTAAACTTGCGGAATGTTCGCCATAGCAGCAACAGATGCAATACCTGCATCAGCACGTTTACGGTTTTTGCGTACATCACGGTCTAAACGATGGATAGCTTTAGTATTTGTATTTACTTTAGCATCTACACCGTCAATACGAGCATTTACTTTAGATACTTGGTTTACTACTTCAGCTTTTGTTGCTAAGTGGTCTACGTTTGCATCTACGGTATATACAGCTTCGCCTTTTGAACCAAGAGTCTGAGTAACAGTAGTATTCTTACCAGCTTTTACTACAGAGTGTTTTTTAGCTTCTACTTCTACTGCATTGATACGAGCAGAGTTATGAGAGATATTAGCAGCGTTATCTGCAATACTTGCTTTATTGTCTGCAATGTCTTTAGCATTGGTTTCAATCGCTTTAGTATTTTTATCTGCTTTGGCTTCTACTTTATCAATAGCTGGTTGGAAGTCTTTAGAGCTTACTGTATAAGTTACTTTACCGTTAGCGTCTGTACTTGAAGTTACAGTTACATTATCACCTGCGGTGACTTCTGGTAATTTCTTCTCTACAGCTTGAATATACTTAGTATTTTCAGCAATATCTTTCGCATTCTTGTCAATTAATGCTTCTGCTGCACGAATATCTGCAGTATTGGTTTGAATAGCTTTAGTATTATTAGCAATCGCTTTTGCGTTGTCTTTAATACCTTGAGCATTCTTACCTACTTGGTCAGCTACTAAATATAATTGAGAACCATTAATAGCATCAGTAGATGTAGCAGAGATTTCACCTGCACCTACATTTACTAATTGACGTTCTTTACCTTCTGAACCAACAGATACAGTTGCTACTGGAGTATTACCAGCAAAGCCACTATAAGTAATAGATTGTACAGTTGCTTCATTTACTGGTTTCTCAATTTTAGATACAGAGTCAGAACCTAATGCTACGCTATTATCGTGCGTAGTAAGAGCATTACGACCCATAGCCATAGAGTTAATACCTTTGGCTTGGCTATCTACAGAAATCGCTACAGAGCCATTTGCAAGAGCATTTGAGCTATCACCTAATGCTGTCGCAAATACACCATCTGCTTTAGATGATTGACCTACAGCTACAGAAGATTTTTGAGATGCAACAGAGTCGTTACCTACAGCTACTGCTGAGTCTGCCGTTGCTTGTGAACCAGAACCTAATGCAAGAGCTGATTCCGCTGTTGCTTTGGCTAATGAACCAAATGCACTAGCATTTAAGCCAGATACTTCTACACGTTCGCCAACACCAGTACCTTCATTAGAAAGTACTTTGTTGTCATAACCGATAGAGGTTGCATTATGACCTTTTACAAGGTTGTAATGACCTACTGCAGTTGCTTGGTCTCCAGTAACATTGTTACCACCGCCATATGCATGGCTATGGTTACCAGTTACGATATTGTTCATACCTACTGCTGATAACTGTTCACCTGATAAATGGTTGTTATCACCAATAGCTTGAGACTGATAACCATCAATAGATGAGCCATCACCAAAGATGTTACCGTCTTTAGCATTAACTTTTACTATATTTTGGTTACCATATACAGATGTACTACCGTGGATAGCTTCTACAGTGTTATCTTGACCAAATACAGAATGGTTATTGCCTTCTACATCAGATTTCACTACACGGTTAGCATAAGTTTCTTTTGCTTCAGTAGTACGAGTATCTGGAGTATAACCATCTACTACGTATGGTTCAGTTGGTAAGGTCTTACCAGTGGTAGCTGCGTGTACTTGAAATGCAGTAAATGCAGCGATTAATAATGTACTTAGAAATTTAATCTTCATTTCACTTCCTTTTTATTCTAAATGATTGCGAAGAGCATGCTCTCCACCTACGTATTGACCGTCTACAAAGATTTGTGGAACAGTGTCAATCTTTTTACCTAGACGTTTCTCAACTTCTTCACGAGCTTCTAGGTCTTGTGTTACGTCTTTAAAGGTATAATCTAAACCTTTTTCGATACATAACTGTTTAGAACGTTGGCATGGCTGACACCATGATGCACCATAGATTTCTACTTTCATTTTTCACCTGTAAATTTTTTAAGTTCTGGTTTAAAGTAATTAGGACCTTTTAGGATTTTACCGTTAGGGTCAATGATAGGGTTACCGGCTTCATCAAATTTAGACCAGTTACTCTTATTCACTTCAGTAAGTGCTCCATCGAAGTTCATACCGGCATACTGTGCTACACCAGTTGCAGTAACAACTTGGTCGCATAAAGCGTCTAATAGAGCAGTTTTATCTGCACGTTTCCATAAGAGTTCACACTCTGCAGCAGTAAGAGATAAGAGTTTCTCTTTATACTCAATAAGAGCATCTGCTGTCTTTTGATTGCCTAATGCTTCACACATTTCAGCTACTTCTTCAAAGTGATAAGCAGTCTGCTGAATAATGTTTTGAATTGTTGGTTCAGGTTTAGCTTTCTTGAACCAATCAGTAATACTTGCTACTGATACAGATTTATCGTTTAAATCACGACATTCTGTACCAAATGGAACAAAGTTATCAGTACATAAAAGTGTTTCAGGAAGTACACGTGAAGCTTCTGGTTCAGTATAGATTTTATCCCACATTTGGGAATATTCTTGTACTAAACGGTCTTGAATCTCGTTACGGTTCATTTGAGTGAAAGGCATTACTTTACCATATAAAGTAGTACCTTTTTTGAATGTTACAAAGTGTCTCATAGAGAATCCTTATGAATATAGTGAGCGATAGAACAATCATGTTCTCTGTTGTCTATATAGTTATATCCTCTAAAAAATTTAGAAGATTTCTTAATATAATCATCTAAGAATAATCTGCATGTAATAAGCTGACCATCTGAATAATCAGAATAGTACATATATTCTTGTACAAATGTAATGATATATTCATCTACTTTATAGTGTTTAACCAATTCTTCTAATAGAGTAGTACCACCAATAAAGTATATTTGTTCAGCACCTTTAAAATAAGTAATTGCATCATCAATAGATTGAAATACTTTAGCACCTTCAGCTTTAAAGTCAGGATTACGACTAATTACTACATTGGTTCTATCAGGAAGTGGTTTACTTCCAATAGCTTCCCAAGTATTTCTACCCATAACAATAACATTGTGTGTAGTGAGTTTTTTAAAATTAATTAAGTCTTCTTTAAACATGTAAGGTTGTGAGAATGAACCATCAAGATTACGATAACCAATTCCTATTGTAGGTCTTTCAGGAGTATGATTAGGAGCATATCCACCTACTAAAATTACTTTAATCTTCATCAATAAATTCCAAATCTAATTCATTAAACTTAATGGTTTGAAGTACGTTATACCATGCTTCGTCTGTATGATAGTCTACTTCTTTACAGTGACAATCTATTTCAAAGTTTGTACCAATACGGTTTAATACTTTGTAACGATGAATGGTATCTAGGATAAGAGGTACTTCACATTCTTTCTGTGGACGAGCCATATAGAATGGACAGAGTTTATGAAGTTTAGGTGATTCTTCAAATAACTGTTTACAGGTTTGAATAGCTAAATCAGATAAATCATCTAATGCACATTCTTCTACTGAACCAAAGGAAACAAAATCAATATAATGTTTACCAGATTGGTCTCTGCAAATTACACCACATACTATATCCCATTTACAACGAGTGTGTTCAAAGTGCCATGCTAACTGTGGAGAAATCTTTGCAGGCATATCACGATAGAATACTGTGTTACAAGTATTAGACTGGTCTGCCATTACAAGCGTAATAGTATAATTAGACATAATATCTTGTGTAGTCTTGATAGCACGCATTTTAGCTTTATTAGCTTTGGTTCCGTTAGTATGTTTACCTTGTCTTACTACATAGTTCATAATGTTACCTTATTGAAGAATCTTACAGCTACTTCAAATGTATCAAATGTTTTTGATGCAGTTTTAGCAAATAAACCTTTACGTTCTTGATAAACAGCGTAAATACGTTTTCCATCTGCATAGTGAACAGTAAGTTTAGTTTCTCTTTCTGAGAACCAACCTTTCTCATAATGCTCTAATAGCACATATTCCTGCTTAGCAGACGCTACAAAGGGATTTAGTGGTGCAGTAGTACCATTATAAGGAATAAACTCTTTAAGCTCGTCTAAGAGTGTTTTAATGCGTTTTTTAAGGGTTTCGTTCTCTTCTTGTAGTTTAAGAAGTTCACGCTGAAGTACTTCTGGGTCTTGCAGTTGCTTTTCTACCCATTCGTCTAAGTTTTCAGGAATTTTCAAGATATCCTCCAACTGGTCGGACCAGTTAAAAAGTTGTTTACAAGGGGTCTTGACAAACTATAATAAAGATTCTTTTCTTTTACTCTTTTCTTTTCTGGATAATATAATTAAATAGAGCCAGAAGTTAAAGTAAATAAACTATAACCATTTACTGTTACTGGTTCATTATCAATAAGAATGTCTTGTGTATTGTAATCTACAGTAATTGTTTGGTTCAATGGAATAGTACTAATGTCTTTATTACCTACTTTAATGTCTTTATAGTTAAGGATAGGTAACTCATCATAACAGTAAGATAGAACATCACTTACTGTATCATTGTTAGTGAAAATACATTTAAGGTTTTTCATAAATTCCTCATGGGGATAATAAGATGTAGGAATACCATCATTGATATCCTGTAAATAACTTTCGAAAATCATGTACTCTTTGAGCCAATAATCTTCATGTTCAGTTCCTCTTGCTTCTTTTAAGCGATTACGAAGAAAAGTATCATATTTATCTAACATAGTTATTCTCCGTAGTAAGTAGTGATATGTTTTAGACGTGGTTCAAAATCTTCTTCAGAAGGCTCTAGAGAGCTTTCTTCATCTTTAGAAACGTAACAGTCCACTCCACTATCAATAATCGCTACAGCGTCATTTGCGAGGGAATTTAGGGTATCATCAATCATAATTGTTTGCAAAGATGTACCCATAGCAATAATAGCTTCTACTGGAATTTCTTCATCTGTAGAAAAAGATTCAATGCCATTTGCAGTAATGCATTCTACCCAGTATTTAATCTTCACTTTGTCCATATTCAACTCCAATAGCAGGACGACCATAACGGTCTTTAAAGTATGTTGGTGTAATCGGTTTATACAAGTGTTGGTATCTGTCCAAAGAAGATGGACGTAAAGCTTTTGGTAGAACTGAACCAAAGCATAAATACTCTAGTTTTTTTATTGCTGCTTCTGATACTGTTTTGTAGTATTCACCTTGTCGCATTGAAGATAGAGCATTTTTAAATAATTCCTGATAGTCTTTGGTTAATTCTTCATTAGTTATCGTAAGTTTTTTAATTTCTTCTTTGAACTCACCTTGTTTACGCAATAAACGTAAGTTTTTAGTGTTAAGTTGTTTAACTTTATATTCAGCATCTTTTAAAGCAGTTTCTGCTACTTTTTGCTTTTTCTTAAAATGTTTAACTGCATTGGCTTGAATCTTTGTTAGAGATTTTTGTACCTCTATCATTGTATCCAACTCACCTTGAGCAAACTCAAGGTCTTCTTTAGGAACATATCCTAAAAGACTAAATAGTTTTTTAATCATTTAATACTCCATCGGCATAAGTAATATGATATTGTTGAAAGAAAGCTTGAATAGCACTGATAGTAGTTACTGCTATCCATCTACCACAAGCAAATGTCTTATGGTAGCTATCTTTTTGGGTAAATAGATTGATTTGAATACTTTCAGTTATAGGGTTATAACCCCATGTCAATACACCTCGTATGGGTGAATCTGGATAAATATCTAAATTGATATAAACAGGAATAACTGGACAGATTTCTTCTAACCTCTCTAAGCGTTCCAACGGGAACGCATATGAGTTTAACCAATGCTCAATTTTTTGTAATTGTTCTGTTGTGTGGTATTGTGCCATTTTTCCCTCAAGAGTTTGCTCTGATGTTCATATACTCCGATACGTAAGGTATTAAGTATAGATTTACTTACGTATGCTGCAAAGATTTTATCTTTTTCAAAACAATATTCTGCAAACTGTGTATCATGAGCTGTTTTTAAACTTTTATCATATTCAGAAATCATTTCACGACATATGCGAAAATATGAATTTTGAAGGTCAGAAGTTTTAAGTAATGGAGAATAATGTAAACGATATATAGCAGAGCTTATGTCAAATGAAATGTATTGGGTTCTATCAAGATTAACCTTAATACCCATCTGACTAGGTAATCCTAATAACATAGCTATTCCTTATAATTTTCGAACATACTTAATAAAAAATTAATGTTTTTAGCATAGTCTACAGTACCATCAGATTGGATATTTGAATGAACCAAGATATTTTTATATCCTTTCAGTTTAAACTCTTCTAGAAGTAATTTTAGAAGTTTAATATCGTAGTAAGGTACAAGATTAAAATTAGGTCTATAGTTGTTATTCATGGTGTAATTGTATTGTTCAGAATTCAATACAATAGATAGACTTGGTTTATCTAACATATTAAACATAGTCATCAAGAATTTTGCTGTAGATGAATCAGGAATAATTCTATTTTCATGCCAGTTTCCACGATAACATTCTAGCTTTGTAGATGTCCCAATAAAGATAAATGCATCATATTCTGAATACTTTTTATAGGGTAAATCTACGATACATCCGGTATTTCCCCATTCAAAATCAGTAAGCTGTTGTAATGGAACAAATGGATTAGAATAGTCATGCCAATAATACTTAAATATGTTTTCGAAGCGATTTCTGATATAAAGACTTTCAGTAGTGTATTCAAATTTCATTTGCGTAATTGTTAAGTTGTTTAATAGAAGATTTGATAGCTTGTTTAGTCAGAATGTCATATCCATCTGCTGCACGCATAGGCATAATAAGAACATTAGCGTCTTTTGGAATATCCATATCTTTCAGAGTTTCTTCTAGATATTCTTTATAACAAGTTCTATATAGTTTTGTCTGATTTTCATCATACATATAACCTGTCGGAATGGCTCTAAATGTAGTAACTACATGAATAACAGGAATTTCCAATATCTTTGCTATAAATCTGAATGTTGCAGTTTGCATTGATGCAGGAATAAGTTTTCCAAGTGGGTAACCTTCAAAATTTCTATCTACTACCCATTCATCCATAAAGATAAGTAAGTCTATATCTAATGTAGGTATACATGTTGGAGAAATTCCTTGTAAAATTTCTTCAATAAATGAATATGTCTGAGGATATCTATTATTTACTATTTCACACCCAAATTCTTTAAACTTACTATGTGAAGCATATTTCTTAATGTTCATTAATATTCCTTAAGATATTTTAGACCATATTTTGTATGATGATACGCTTCAGGGGAATCAAGGTCTGAACTACGAAAAGCATTTAGTACATATACTTTAGAATTAGAATTTAATTTAAAGTGCTTTATAGCTTTTTTTAAAGAATTAAGCGAAATAGCTATCTTAAATAAGCCAGTTTCATTTTGTTTTAGAATGTGATAGTTAAATCTTTTTGTACAAACGATAAGTGGAATGTCTAAACATTCTGCAATAAATCTTACTGGGTGACATAACATTGAATTAAATATTAATGACTTGTTATTCATGACATATACTTCATCCATAATGACAATAGCGTCATAATTCATAAGGTCAGGAAAGTCTATATCAAGATACATACTAGCCTTTGAACCAAGATAATCAGGTATGCCCTGATATAAAGTGTATTGTAAACTTGGTAAATATAAATTTAAGGTTTTTACAGGAAAATACCCATATGCTACCGGTGTAGCATTAATACATTCTGCTGTTACGTTCATTTAAATTCCTTTAATATTCTGTATGTTTGTTCACATATACCTTTTTGAACACCACTAAGAAATGTAGGGCATCCGTTTAACAAGAGTACTTTACTACCTTTTTTAATACCAAATTCTTTGAGTTTGGTTTCTAGATGGCTTACATCAATAATAGGCTGTTCATAATGATAAGCTTCTTCAAGAAGTCTAAGATTTTCTATTAAAGAGTCATGGCGGTTACACATTACAGCAATAAAAGGTATTTCCATATATTTTGCTATTTCACTATAGGGATTTAAGCATTTATCTTGAATCATTAAATCATTTCCGTTATGTGCAATTCTTCCTATTGAAATAATACAATCATAATTTAATATAGATTTATAACGGATTGCTCTAGAGACAATTCCCCAAGTAGCTAATCTATCTAACCACACTTCTGTTTTATTTAATTCACGTCTTAGAAATGGAAAGAACTTTGCTCCATGCATTTCAAAGAAACGATTATCTTCATCAAATTCATGTATAGTAATTTTCATAAAAACTCCATAAAACAAAACAGGCAAAGGACCAACCCTTCACCTGTTTTTTCTTTGTTCCCATTAGGGAACAAAGTGGCATAGCCTAGCTATTCTTTAGATTCTTCAATAGCTTTTTCAATAATAGCTTTAATGATGTCTATCACTTCTGATTCAGCTTTTCGTTTGGCTTGTTTTAAGTTTTTAACTTCAGTACCAATGTCTGTTAGGAATTTTTCTGATAGTTCAGATAATTCTTGATATGTACCGAATCTAGTGTAATTTCCACTATACATACCATTCCACATTGATACCATCCAGCGTAACAAATGTTTTGAAGCTCCATGTAGGATTCCTAATGCAATCCGGTATTCATCAACAGTATATCGTTCAGGTAACACTGTTTGGACATATTCAGGTAATGCTTCACGTAATTCACGCATAAGGTCATTTAATGATAACAATGTTGTTACTTGGATTAATGCTGCTGCAAAGTATGGTGGAACATCATCTAATAAGGTTAGCGTTTTTTCTGCTACTTGAATTTCTGCATCAGTATACCATTCACGAAATTTTACAGAATCAATGTCAGTACTATCAGTTTTTTGGATTAATTTACCAAAAAGTGTAAGTTGTACTGGTGTTTCTTCAGCAGTAGGAATGACTTGTTCAGCAAAGTTTTCAATGTTGATATCAGTCATTTGCTCCATGAGATGAATACCTGATTTAAGCCCTTCTTGTTTAGCAAGTGAACCAAAGTAATGAGCAATATCTAATGCTGCAGGGCACACAATATCACGTACTACTTGGGAGTTACCTTCATTAATAGCTTTTTTAACTTCATCATTCTTATCAAACATAATTTGATAGAATTTAGAAGGTTTATCTTCTTTTGGTTCAGCAGATGACAAGAAGTCTAATTCTGCTTTTTCAGAAAGTGTAAGGTCTTGTTTAGATTTTAATTGCTCTAAACGTGCAATTTGTTCTTGTGTAAGAATCATGATTAATTTCCTATTAATAGTTAATTAATGCTATTTCTAGCGGTTATCTTCTTCTACTAGGGAATAATGAGTTAATCCTAATAGCTTCAGAATCTCTTCTAGTGCAGTGAGTTTGTCTGCACTTGCACCGACATAAACAGTTCCGTCTATTTCATATGCATGAACTTCTCTGTCTGTATTTTCATTGGTTCTAATAAGTTTAATACCAATGTATCTGACCTTTGGAACAGGTCTTTTATATCCGAATACTATTTTAACCTCTTGGCATAGCCATATATTTATATAAGCCTAAGTCTTTCAGTACTCTTTTTAATACTGGTTCATATAAATTAGGTAAGTATATCCATTTTTGAAGATGATTAACATATCTTAAGTAGTTTAGTGTAACTACTTTATGATACTGTCTTGGTTCACCTTCATTAAAGAAGGTAATATTAAAATCTCTATGGTTTTTAATTAGCTCAAATAAATAGTATTCATATGCTCTACGTAATTCTGTTTGTATATGAAATACTTTTCTTACTGGCTCAATTCCACTGATATAAGTAAATTCTATAAATTGGTACATATATTTCCTTTAAAAAAAAAAAAAGCGTCCCATTAGGGACGCTGATTTTTAGCAAATACCATAATCACTATCTAGTACTTTCTTCGCAATAAGTTTGCGAGTATAAGCACCATTGTAGATTTCGATTTTCTCTGGCGAGATTTGGTCTAGGATGCATTGTAATAGATTACTATCTACTACGTTTGCTACCATGTGGTTGTACCAATATCTCACGTAATTGAGATTGTTAGGATGCGCACTGAACATTAGTTAATATAGACGCTACTCTATACTCTATTTACCATGATTTTGATGAAAGTTATGCTGAATATTGGCATTCTCTCTTGCTAACGTTGCCTCTTCGATTGTATCAAACAATCCTAAATGGATTTGCTTTCTATTAACCATAATATAAGCTCTGTATTTCCCTGTAGGTCTATGAAGGCATACGCCATTTACACCAGTAGATGAGTTTTTACTTACAGAACAATTTTTAAGGTTTTCTAGATTAGATACTTCACGTAAATTACTTATTCTATTGTTGGTTCTATTGTGGTCAATATGGTCGATTTGTTCTGGCATATATCCAAAAAGATATAACCAAATTAACCGATGCGCTAAATAACTTTTATCGCCTATATAACCACATAAATACCCATTATTTCCTAAATGTCCAAAGGTATCGCCAACATTTTTACCAGTTCCATTAGGAAGTTTATAAATAAGTTCGCCAGTTGAAGGAATATAAAGAAAGTATTTTCTTAATAGTTCTTGGCTTAACGTTTTATCGGATAATGTTGAACATTCTGGACAATACAATGTACGTTCTATGGTTTCTTTTGAAATATATCTTTCAAAATCTTTTCCACATTCTGTACAAGTACAATTAAAAGTCATTCCGTGAATACGTGAATTTACATTAGCAGGATAGTTCATAATTTTTCTCCATGATTGAAAAGTATGAACATAATATCATGAATAAATAAATCTTACAATTTCTTGTAAGTATCGGACTATATCTTTACCCTTAACTTAATAATAGGGTATTGGGCATTTCGGATGGTCAATAGCTTACCTATCCTACGGATTTCATCTCCCGTTCTGGGTGGTATATCCTAGTCTCTGAACCTTCTATCTATTCCTAGATAGCTTGGCTGCTGATTAGCTTAGTTTCCCTTAGCCTTCCAGCAATTAACCCAAAGTTTACTTTTACATTACTGTAAAAGGCAGCCTCTGACTGTCGTGAATGATAGCAATATCAAATGGTTCATATTGAATCATTTTAGACAATACTTCTTTTAGTGCTGTTCTATGTGCTGTACTTAAACGAGCTACGTCTGCAATAGATTGAATTTCATCAATAATACGTACAGTAAGCATATTGGTTTCTTCAAAATAGTGCATGAGTAAATCGAATGTAGGAAGGGTATCTAATGGTGCAATCTTAAGGTCTGCGGAATGGTCCGCATTATACTGGTTCAATAAGTATAATACATATTCTACATGAGCTTTATTGTATTTCACTCTTCTGACCATTTCTCTAACGAGATATGAATCCAAGCTGTGAACCACATTTGCAACATTAGATAAGCCAAAGTCTGATGGCTTTTGTTCTTTTACGTTGAATGGATACTTTTCATCTCCGATTTCTACAGTATATTTAACTTTTTCCATTACAGGACATACTACATGAAATCCGTCTGGCATAATCCAGTCTTGAGAATCTACGTTAGGATTCCATGTATCTAAGAGTAATTGTCTTAGTTCCCATGCACCCTCACATAATTCTTCCATAGCCTTTTCATATGCCCACATATTATCTTTACCTAATACACGATTAGGTTGAGCAATAGAGCCGTAATTTCCGGTCATGATTGCTTTCTTAATATGTACACGACTAATTTCTACGTCTGAGCCTAAGAGTTCTTTGAAGCGTTTAAATACTTCAGTATATAGGTCCATACGTTTATTGCCATACATGCCAGTAAGATATAAACCAGAAGTACATCTGGTTAATGCTGACATGAGTTGGCTACCTGAACAACAGCTATCTAGAGCTACACGGTATCCTGTTGGGATATCGTTTAATACATCTCTATATGCCATTAAACCAGCAAATGTTAATTCTGGTTCATCTGCTTGGTTTACTCTGACTAATTCTTTTAACTCTTCATTTGAAGCATATTTAACTTTATCCTCTGGATACATTTCCAAAGTTTTGCTAATACGTTCATCATAGTTTAATTTGTCAAAGCCTGAGTTATTAGCAATATCAATTTGAAGATATTGTTTTCCAGTGAATAGTTGCATAAGTTTATTCCTCAAAGAAGTTGATTTCATCTGTTACGGTTTGTTTATTCTTGAAGTTAAGAATAGCTTTACCATAACTGTTTGCTTGGTAGCTTAACTGATAACCAACACAATATACTCGTCCACGTTTGTCGTATTTGTGAGTGAGATAACATTGGTTTTGTGAATTGTAGATTTCTGCTACAGATTTGAATACAAGCTTTTCATAGTCTTCAAATGCTTGAATACGTTTGTTGTATTCGTCCATAGTTTCATCTTTCATTTGGTCGATACCATTTGCTTTTTTAGGTGCATGCATATGTTTCCAACTATTGCGATAAGTACGCATTAAGTCGGTATTAATTTCATATGCTGTATCGTTTAGTTTATCTAGGATTTCGGTACAAATATCTTTTGTATGATATTGTCCCCCTAACAATAGACTATCTGAACCAATAGTAAGATAACCACTACCACGATTATTTCCTTTCTGGTTCACCGGTAAAGGTTTAACAATCATTGGATTAACAAATCTAAATTGTTCCAATGTATGTTTCACTTTATCATCCAGTTCCCATATGTTATGTAATCGAGTATATCTGTCTTTTGTTACGTTCCATAAGCCATAGTTATAGCCTATTTGAACTACTTTAGCGATGTCTAAAGCTTTGTTTAGTTCATCACGTTCAATAACCATTTCAATGAGTACATTCATGGTTACTGTTTGTCTTTCTATGAGAATACATAGAATTTCTAATGCTGTATGTAATACATATTCAAATTCAGCTCTTTCTTCTTCAGTTAATTCAGGACTATCTACTTCAAGAAGTGGTTGTAAACAAGGTGCTAATGCGTCTTGTAATATTTGTCTACGCTGACGTTTGTTGTATTTAATTTCGAAGAATTTCTGTTTCTCAATTAGATTGATATCTTCTTTAACATTAGTTAATTTTTCGTATAGCTCTGCGTATACATCTCTGTTGTTTTCCATATTATTCTCCAAAAGAAAAGGGCATTTCTGCCCTTATATTAAGCGTTTACTTCTTCTATTGCTCTGAGCATAACAAGAGCCATTTGCTCAATGTTTTCTGATGGTTCATCTTGTAGGTTATTCCACAAGATTAAGGTTACTTTACCATTTGTTAATGGGAAGTAATCTGCCATACCACTTTCAGAAGTTGCAAGATAAGTAAGTACATTTTTTGCATGATGCATGCACTCAATCACTAAGTTATAGTGACTAGCGTCTAGTTCAGTACGATAGATATCATCACCGTCTTTAATCGCTACTTTACCCTCGTACACAATAGTACGTTCATACTGTTTAGTAGGCTGTACTTTACCAAAATGAGATGGTTTGTTCTGGTTCAAGAATTCCATAGCCATACTTGGCTGTTGTAAGAATTTTTGAGACTCTGTTAAAGGTTCGGCAATTTCTTTGATTTCTTGGTTCAAAGTATTTAAACCACATGCTGTAGCAGTGATACCAGTATTTACTAATCCTAATACACCGTCTACAACACCTGTTGCATTACGAATAACGTTTCCTAACATATATTCTCCAGTATGTTTATATCAAAAAATAAAACCCACTGTTGCCAGTGGGTTATTGGTTATTTGAAGCTTGCTCGGCGAGCTTTCACGTCAGTTGGTTTAGATACAACTGGTGCTTTGTGTATATCTTTATGCACGAATTGCACTTGTAAGTTTGCAAAGTAAGCTAATTCATGGTCTTCAGGAATATCTTTATTGACGATAGACTGACCTTCGCCAACTTCACTGAATAGAGCTACCAAATCTTCACCTAAGGTGATTTGGTCTTGAATAAATTCAAGCCATTCTTCAGGTGAATTTGCTGAGCAATTCTTACGGGTACGTTCAATACCTTGAGCGATGTTATCAGCAGTAATGAACAATGGGATTTGAACGAAACGTTCAACTTGGTCTTCGCCCTCACCATAGACTTTTTTAAAGCCTAAGTTGATGAAGAATTCACTTGGTTTACGTTCTTCAGTTGATTTTGCTACTACTGCTGGTTTGTTGTTTACTTTATCGAATAATGACATAGGAATTTCCTCTTTTGTTAAGTTGTTTAAAGTTATTGGCACTATTGCCACAAATAAAAGGTTGAGCGAAGCGAAACCATACGGTATAAATACCACGCTCAACCGGTTGTTCGGAGAAAGAACTATTTGTTCATATACTCCGAATAGTCGTATTTGCACTGATGCACTTCATAAGCTGTATCTGTTCCGTCACATAAGTGAGCTACACCTAACTCATAGTCAATAGCGTAATTAATACGTTTAACAGCGTCTGCTTTTGCACCTACTGCTAATAATGTAAGAATAGCCACAATAATTACTGCAATACTGTGACCTAATCCAATAGTTTTAATTAAATAATTCATTTTAATCCTTAGTAACTAACGTTACATGGTTCATTGTTGATGATACTATAAGCCAATCAGCTTGTTCCCAACGCATAAGAAGTCTCAATACAGATTGACTAATCTGTACACTTCTGCCTTTGTTCTTACATTCTGTCATATTGGTTTCTTCTTGAGTTACCTTTACTTCAGAACGGTTGTTATTCATAGCAAACAATACTGCGTCTGCTGGGTTATTAAAGATTAACCCTTCATTGTCGATAAGATATTTCATATTTACTCCATATCATCTAATACATCGTAAATATCAAAATCATAATCATATGGATATTCCATAATTCCTCCAAACGGATTGTTAATCTAAGCCAAACGGCTATACATAAAATAAATGACCCATTTACAGAGTTGGGTCAAACTCGATTAATATGAGAGTTCTAGGCATACTAGAATAGTGTTATAGTCCACTGAAGCTTGCACTTCACCAGTCTCTAACCATTCTTTACGCCAATCTGGACTTATGAAACCGCATATTTTAAGGATTTCAATATCAGTACCAGAGAACTCTGAACCTTTGTTATCAGTTCCAAACACTAACATATATACCTCCTTTACTTGTATAGGTTTAGTTAGTTGAGCTTAATGAAGAGCACCTATATTTGGACAGAACGAACGTTCTAGAATGCGTATAAGATGTGAGAGTACGCAGATGAGAGATGCTCTTGGTTAAACCCATATATAAAGGGACGAACGTAGTGAGTCCTAATAAGACCACGTATATCCATATACGCCACGTTCAGCGAGTTTTCTTCGCATAGAAGCTAGAGTAAATTTACTATAACGTGCCTCTGGGTCTAAACGAGTTCCAAAAGTACGGTTGTAATCAATAACAAGTTGAACATCAAACATTGTATATTCCTCCATAAAATTGTTATTAGTCCATACATAAATACACGAACGAAGTGAGTGTTATGTACTTAGATAGATATTAGGTGTTTATATAAAATAGGACCATATAGTGTATTAATGTATAATAAATGATAGTTAGTTATACAATTTGTATACAATTACAGTAATTTTTATCAAGCCCCATTTATATACAATAGTTATAACTATTTGAAATTATTATAGTTATTGTGGTGTTTGACTTTTGCTATTTTATATGCTACTTTTGCAAGTGCAATTTGCATTGCTTGAAAGCTTGCTTTCATCATGCAAATAAACACAGCAAAAGTGTACTATAAATCCTCTCTAATCTATCCCCAATTCTATTCTTCTCTTATGTCTTTCTATGTACTGTAATCTATTATGTATTAGTATTATTTATTTTTATGTTATTTATGTATGTTGTATTCATATGGTATTCATAATTACTGCATAATTATTCACTTTTTATTCATAATAGAGTTATTTATTTGTATGTCTATACAGTGTTTATCTTGTGTATATTTGTGTTTATTTAGTGTTATTTCTGTGTAATAAAAAATAAAAAGGGGACATAATAGTCCCCTTTTTTTATTTACCTAATAGTAATGCTTTCACATTATTTACATGGTTTACACCATCTTCAACAGACTTATGACCAAGTGCACGAGCACTTTCTTCTAAGTCTTTGGTTAATTCCATTTCATATTGTGCAGTACGAGATGCACGAGCAAATTCAGTACTACGTCTTTCAATGGCTTCCTCTGCAATAGCGAGAGTGCCAACAAATGTACGAGAAGCACTGTCAACTGAAGCAGCTACACCAGTAGCTACACTGCGAATCATGGTATTCAAACCAAACATAATAAATCTCCTATAGTATACTAAGTAATAATGGCGGAATTGCCAGAGATAAAAGCTACGAGCACAGCGAGTAGCGTAGGTGTAAGAAATTGATATAGGGGGGGGGGATACTACACAAGAGGGAATCTGTGTGTATAAGGTGTTCTAAATCTGTTTATATATAATATAAATTTCCCTAACCCTAAAAAACAAAATTGAACCATATGTTTTTATTGTTTTCTTTGGTTCAATTTAGTATATTGTATATGCCTTTTGGCAGTTGATTTTCATGAATGAATTTCCTTAGTATACCCCCTCTCCGTTTTGGAAGAGGGGTTTTTTTATATACTTGGAGATTAGGGACAAGAAAGAACAAAAGACTATGGAGATTTTTTCTTTTCTTTCCGTCCCCATTAGGGGACGAGTATATTGGTATAAAGTTGGTATAAAGTTGGTATAGGTTGTATTTATGCTGGAGTTATATTATCCTCTGCAAGCATAATGTTTGTATAAGGGGTTATTATGACTAAGTTTAATTTTAAAAGACAGGATGTAAGCCTTGCTGATAAAGAGCAACAAAAAGCGGATAGAGCGTTAGCAAGAGGTGATGCACCTAAAGAAGTAGATATAGATTTGACAACAAAAGTGAGTATGAAAGTATTGGATGAACCAATGCCGGAATTGTTGTCTGTAGAAGGGCTGCAGAAGATATATCCTAGAAAGGTGAATAAAGAGACTCTAGAAGAATGTGTTAAGCTGATGAATGAATCTATTGTAGATATGGATTCTATTATGAGAGAGCATTATAGGGATAATCTTGTTAATGTTATTGATGTGATTAAAGAAGGTGAACGGATTAAGTTTGCTGATTATGTGAAAGCTGTGAAGTTCTGTTCGTTTAAGATGGCAGGATATACGGATGTAAGAGCGTATAGCTTGACCTTTCCTGAACGTATAGAAAGAATGGCTAGAGAAGGGATTGCTAATGCTAACTTGTATGTATATGCAAGTAGTTATGCTAAGAATAAAGTCGTAACTGAGATTATGGCTAAGTTAATGGTCCCTACGCATATTATGTATCAAGATTATTTTCATATGGCTGTAAAGACTCAAGTAGAAATTATGACGGATGATAAAGTGAGTCCTAAAGTAAGAAGTGATGCAGCAAATAGTTTAATGACACATTTGAAACAACCTGAGATTAAACAAGCAGAATTGAAGATTTCTACAGAAGATAATGGTGCTATTGGTCATCTTGCTGATGCATTAGCGAGCCTATCTGGGAAGCAGCGTGAGCTGCTGAGCAGTGGGGCGATGCGTTTAAAAGATGTAAGTGAAGCAGTGATTATTGAGGCGGATAACAATGGATAAGACTGTTGCTGCAAAGACAGTAGAAGAATATTTACGGGAAGTAGACTACGAAGAATGGGAAAAGAGTTATGTCCCTTCTGAGTTTGCTTTAAAGTATATGAACTTTGTAAAAATGGTGAATGCCGGTAAAGAAGATATTCAGACTTCACCATTGTTCCATTATCGTATGGTTGAATCTCTTGGTTCAAGTAATATGAGAATTGCTAATCTCTGTTTACGTGGTGCTGGTAAGACTGTAGTAATGGGGGAGATGTTAGTTTTATACTTGGCTCTGTTTAATGAATTGCCTTATCTTGGTAAGTGTAATGTAATTATTTATGTAGCTGATAGTATGGAGAATGGTGCTAAATCTCTTCGTACTAACGTAGAAGCACGTTATAACCACTCTGAATTTTTACAACAATACATTCCTGAAGCTAAGTTTACGGATAGTGAATTAGTGTTCAAGAACATAGAAGGTAAAGAAACATATGTGAAGTTGTTTGGTGCAAGTTCTGGTGTTCGTGGTTTTAAACGTAATGGTGACCGTCCTGTATTAGCAATACTTGATGACTTGATTTCAGATGAGATGGCTAACTCTAAGATACAGTTAGAGAAAGTTTATGATTTGATATACAAAGCTGTCGATAATGCGATGAACCCGAAAAGAAATAAGATTATTTTCTCTGGTACTCCGTTTAACAAAGCTGACCCATTGTATCAAGCGATTGAATCAGGTGCATGGGAAGCAAATGTTTATCCAATGTGTACTCATTTTCCTTGTGCTAGAAATGAGTTTAATGGTGCTTGGAAAGAACGTTTCTCTTATGATGAGATGATGGATAAATATGAAAAGGCAGTAAAACTAGGAAGGGTAAAAGCTTTTAACCAAGAGTTAATGCTGCGTATTGCAAGTGATGAAGACCGTGTAATTTTAGATAGTGATATTTCTTGGTTCAAAAGAAAAGAGATACTTGAAAACAAACGAAGATACAACTGGTATATTACTACTGACTTTGCAACAAGTACTCACAGAAAAGCGGACTATACTGTTATTGGTGTATGGGCAGTAGACCACAAACAAAATAGATATTTGGTAGATGGTGCATTAGGAAGATTCTTAATGAATGATACGTTCAATAAGATATTTGAGTTTGTAACAAAGTATAATCCAATGTCAGTAGGTATTGAGGTTACTGGTCAGCAAGGTGGTTTTGTTCCTTTGATTAAAGATGAGATGTTGAGACGTAACGTATGGTTTACAATCGCTAAAGGAAGAGAGAGTA